GATCCTAACTACACAGGTGGAACATCTAACATCAAGGTTGGCCTTGTTTACCCAACAATGGCAATGCGATTCCATGAAAGCGGAACGCTTCAGATCCGCACAAACGTTGTCTCTAACGGACAGCTTGAAATTGGAATCTACGGATACGTTGCAGTAGTTAACCGCTACCCAACAGCATTCCGCGCAGTACAAGTTGCTTAATAAGTAACACCCTAAGTCGCTCGGAGGGTAGTGCCCTTCTACCCTCCGAGTCTTTAGAAAGGATAAGAGCATGGCATTGACAACAGTCGCAGAGCTTCGCACCGCCCTTGGCGTTGGCACTCTCTATACTGATGCAGTCTTGCAGCAAGTCTGCGACGCCGCAGACAACGTACTCTTGCCTTTTCTATGGAAGAATCAGCAATACATTATTGCTCACGGCAATGAAGGCACAGTTGGCACACTTTATTTTGATCAGCCTATTTCAGACGTCTTTTATGTTGGCCAATCGGTAACAATTTCAGGTGCTGGCAGTAGATACAATGGCACAAAGACCATCACGGCTGTCAGCGAGTATTCATTTAACGTAACTACAGCTCACACGACTGACAATCCACGCCACACAGTTGAGCCTTATGGTATTGCAGCTGTCGAGACATATACAGATTATTCAACTATTCCAGCAATTCAAGAAGCTGCGCTAATGATCGCAATCGATATCTGGCAATCTCGCCAGGCTCCTTCTTCTGGAGGCGTCACGATCGATGGCTATCAGCCAAGTCCTTTCCGCATGGGCAATACCCTTCTCGCTCGTGTCCGTGGCCTACTCGCGCCTTATCTTGATCCGAGATCGATGGTGGGCTGATGGCCGCCATTTCAACACTCCGCGCAGGCATCGCAGCAGCTCTTACAGACAATACAAAATACTCAGTCTTCTCATTTCCGCCTGCAACACCCATCGCCAATAGCGTAATAGTCGCGCCAGCCGATCCTTACATCTCGCCGTCTAACGGCTGGCACTCAACTATTTCACCTATGGCCAATTTCGTAATTTCCGTCATGGTTCCTTTACTTGATAATGAAGGCAACCTTAACGGGATGGAAGATAACATCGTCCGGGTATTTAACCTGCTCGCTGCATCTGCCTACACCTACAACGTGACAGAAGTATCGGCTCCAGCCGTACTTAATGCCGCGTCTGGTGATCTACTAACCTGTAATATCAATATCTCAGTCCTAACGAGTTGGAGCTAAAATGTCCGAGTGGGAAAAAGAGCAAGAAGCCTTCCTGATCAAGATCGGGCAGGTAGCACCATCAACACCTAAGCCAGTAACTACTAAGAAAGACGAGGAATAATCTCATGGCTGTATTTCTAAATAACAAGGTCGGCGTGAAGATTAACACAGTCGATCTTTCAGACCACGTTACCGCAGTAACACTTAACCGCACTTTCGACGAGCTCGAAGTGACAGCGATGGGCGATGGCGGACACAAGTTCGTTAAAGGCCTTGAGGCATCATCAGTCACAATCGACTTCCTAAACGACACAGCAACAGCCAACGTCCTACAGACTTTGCAAGCTGCGTGGGGAACTAACGTCACAGTAGTGCTACTCCAGGAAAAGGGAACTGCAGTCTCTGCAACTAACCCTCTCTACACAATGACCTGCTTGATCAACTCAACAACAGACATCAACGGCAGCGTTGCTGATCTTGCAGTTCAAAGCCTGACATTCAACGTCTCTGGTACAGTAGCAGTCGCCACAACAGGCACATTCTAAGAAACTAAACAAAGGGGCACAGCATGGCAAAGTTAATAGTCACGATGGCAGACAACACAGTCACCGAAATCGAGATCACTCCTCGATTAGAGTACGCGTTCGAGCTATATGCTAAAAAGGGATTTCACAAAGCATTCCGCGATGATGAAAAGCAGTCAGATGTCTATTGGCTTGCATGGGAAGGCCTTCGACTAAGTGGAGTCACAGTCAAGCCATTCGGCGCAGACTTTCTCGAAACTCTCAAGAGTGTAGAGGTTGCAGAGTCTGACCCTTTGGCCTAGGCAGGGATAGCATCCACTATCTCATCGCTCGCTTGAGCATTGAGACGGCTATCCCTCCACAATACTTAATAGATTTAGATCCATCGATGCTGCAGATGTTATTGAAAGCATTAAAGGATAGAGGAAAGGAGCAGGCAGATGCCTACAGAGCTAAAAGGCGCTAGTGCGCTTCGTAAGGCTCTTAAGCAATTCTCGCCTGATCTTGACAAAGAAACTCGTGATGAGATGGTCGGATTCCTAAAGCCAGTAGTAAAGAAGGCTAGAGGATTTCTTCCATCTAACGCAGAGGCTCCATCTGGATTCGTAAAACATGAAGTAAAAACCGCCAAGTTCCCGATGTACGATGCCGCTGAGGCACGTCGAGGCATTGGATACAAGCTCACACCTACCAAGCCTAATCGCCAGGGATGGGTGCAGTCCGTATCGATCCATAACAAGACGGCGGCAGGCGCAATCGTTGAGACTGCTGGTCGCAAGTCTGGAATGACAGGCAACTTCTCACCAAGATTTCAAGGTTCATTTGCTGGCCGTAACAAGATGCAAGGTCGTGCGATGTTTAAGGCTTACGACCAGGATCAAGGCAAGGCCAAGCTCGGAGTAATTCGTGCCCTAGAGAAGGCCGCCGCTAAGTTTAACGCGAAAGGCAATAACAATGGCTGAGTTACGGATTCCGATTGTCGTCGAGAATAAAGGCAAGAAGGCACTCGGCGACACCAGTAAAAGCGTTAGCGCCCTTGATAAGGGAGTAAAGCGATTAGGCAAGAGTCTCGTAGCAGTCTTCGGAGCCCAGCAGCTTCTGAAGTTCGCCAAGACTGCTTCCAAGGCATTCATTGAGGATGAGAAGGCAGCCAATCGTTTAGCCTTAGCAGTAAAGAATTTAGGATTAGAGTTCGAGGCTCCACGCATCGAGCGTTATATTTCAGACCTTTCTCGCATGTCTGGCGTTACAGATGATCAACTTCGTCCGGCAATGCAACGTCTATTGCAAACTACTGGATCAGTTACCAAGGCTCAAGAGTTACTCGCTCAGGCCACAGACATCTCAGCAGGTTCTGGCATTGATTACGAAACAGTCGTAAGCGATCTAAGTCGAGCCTATGTAGGCCAGACTAGAGGTCTTACCAAGTACGCGCTAGGCGTTAGCGTTGCAGAGTTAAAGACCATGAAGTTCGCAGAAGTCCAAGAAAGATTGAACAAGCAATTCTCTGGCGCAAGCGCAGAATTTCTAACTACCTACGCAGGTAAGTTGCAACTACTCACAACAGCAGCAGGAGAAGCTAGTGAAACAATCGGTGGCGCGCTAGTTGATTCTCTAGTATCCGTATTCGCAGCAGGCGATACAACTAACTTCGTCAATCAGATCGACACTCTAGCAACCAAGATTGCTGACACAGTTGCAGCAGTCGTATTCGGATTCCAGAAGCTCTATGTCCTTACTAGCGACAGAGCAATCCTTGCAAGTTTCAACCCATTTGATGACTATGAGAAGAATGCCTTAGCAGCGATCGAGGCAGCAGAAAAAGCGGCTAAGTTCCGCCGTAACATGCCAGCAATGGGCTACCAAGGCTCACAACCAATGGGTATTTATGAGACGTCGGCTCAACGCACAGCACGAGTTAAGGCTGAAAGAGATGCAGCTCGACGCGCTAAGGAATTAGCAGCGACCGCAAAGAAGACACTCGATACACAGAAGAAGCAGAACGCACTTACCAAGGCTTCACAGACTCTAGACCTAGAGCGTATTGGTATCGCGGCAGCCTTGCAGGGGCAGATTAGCGAGACCGATCGCCTATCTCTAAACCTTCAACTAGCCTTGCTCAATAAGAATGATGCAGTTGCTACTAAATTAGCAGCAGAATTAGAGTTATCAATTCAGCGACAGAACGCACTAGCAGCAGCTCTTAAGGCCACGCCAGAAGCGCCTAACCCTTACCGAAACTGGGTTATTCCCGGAATGTCTGCAATAACTTCACAAGCGCCAGCCTCAGTCGGTGGAAGCGGCGTCATTCCTGACTTTAACGTTCCTGCTAATTCATTCAGTCAAGTCGGGCCTATGGGTGGATTAGGGGCAGGAGTTATTGCTGGAGTCAATCCTGCACCTGTCATCAACGTAGTTGTAGAAGTTGCAGGCGAAGAAGTAGCGGCAGTCATTACTCAGCAACAGACCAATAAATCTCTATCAGGATCATTCGTCGGCGTAAATCGTACTGCCAGATTTGGCACTAGGGTAGATGAAGGATGACCCTTCCAGCAACGATCTCGGTCTCTTTCGACTTTAGCTCTGGAGCAACCTTCGGGTTAGGCTTCGTCCTTGGCGATTCTGTAAACGGAATCCTAGGCACTAGCCGATTCGGAGATTCACCTGTTGCAACGCCTACCATCGATCTCAGTTCTCAGACTCGACAGATCAAGATCAGCCGTGGACGCAACATCATGCGAGACACATACGAGGCAGGCAACTGCACAGTACGCGTGATCGATCAGGACGGCTCATTTAACCCACAGAAT